TCTTGTTTAAGAACCATTGGGGCTGCCACGTTTGGACGCCAGTGTATAGAGGTTGTCACCCCCGATCCTATTATGCTTGAAGAGTTTTAGTCATTTGTGTTGAATTATGAAATTCCGCGACTAAAAAGACTCATCGGCGATAGGAGGGTTAAATTTAGTTTTAAGAAATGGTGGGACCATCTATCTGGAATACAAAAAATAGCTATAGAAGCCGCATTAGCAGATTGGACTAATAAAAATGTCACCCAAGCAAGAAATTCATTCGTGAAGGTTGACGAGAAGTTATTCGTCAACTGGGTACTTGGGAAAATTAAACGATAGCGACCGCGCTGTATAACAGCTCCGGAAGATATAGCTAAATTAGTTCATGGCCCGTTCGTCTATGCTGTGGAAGAACTTATGGACCAAGTCGATGACTCTTATTGTGGTAGGAAGAACTGGGGTGAAATGTCAGATTCCATTGCCAAGTATACATAATTGTGGGCTCAGTGGGTTATCATCATTGCTGATGGGTAATCCTTTGATAGAACCATACATAAATCGATTATGATGGCAGCAGATTATTAATATGACATGTTCTTCTTATCAATTTGTGAAGATATGGATGATGTTGTTTATCCATATTTACTTCGATTATTGGGAGACAAGGTCTAGAATGTCTTCGTTAAGCATAGAGGGTAATTGGTCATTAATTATAAAATTGAGGGGACTCGTCCTTCAGGGAATAATGATACCACCAAGGGAAATACCATGGATATGGCAGCGTTTTGGAGATTTGCCGCATTTAAATATAATTAACGATATGGTCCTGTTTTAATAGAATTTGTTAATTATTTGTTAAAAACGAAGGGTGATGATGTCATTGTGTTTTGCCCACCTCAATATGCTAAGTGTTGGGAAGAAGCAGTTCGTATGGTCTTTTCAGATAAAGACCTTGGCCAGTTTGGCCTCGGCCAAATCTTGAAAGATTTTAAGATACTGCCAGCTAATTATTTCGACTTCTGCTCCACTTATGGCTTTTTGCGACGTGATTAAACCTATCGATTTGTTCGCATTCCGGCTCGACTTTTTTAGTTGACTCCTTGGACTATAAGTGTACGCGTCAAAGATCGCAACAGAGATTCCATGCTTAAAGGTTTGTGTTATTAAGAGGGATTAAATATCATGGCTTGGGCACGAGGTTTACCTGTGTTTGAAGCTTATGCGCGAATGTTAATTCGAATTGGCAAGCCTTTTAAGATTGATATGGACAAAGATGATTAATATTCTCATAAATGGAGAGATTTTGGCGATACTGGTCGAGATGATGATTATGAATCGTGTTCTGAATGGTTGTTAGAGCGTTTTGGATTGACATATGGCTAAATTGAAACTTTGGAAAGTAAGTTTTCTAGTGCGAGCCAGTTTGACCTCATTTATGATGAGGCTGTTGATCTTTTTGTTG